ATGTTGCCACTGGTGTCGATCATCTTTGAGACAAGTTCCTGCTTCGCTTGTGCGGCCTGTGCCTGCGCCATTTCCTGATTGAACTGCTCTTGCGTCTTGACCAAGCCCGGTTCGTCGATCTGGTGGAGGCGCGAAACGATGTCGACCCACACGCCGAAGTCGAGACGACGAAGAACGCCGGGCTCGAACTGGGCGAACTGAGCGAGCACGGTCGAGAAGTCGAGAACGCTGGCGAGTTTCTGCTGCCGACTCACGGCCTCCATGCCCGTCGTGGAAGACACTTGCACGATGTCTGGCAGCTTCGGGTCGATGAGTTTGTCAACCCGCATCTGGTCCATGACAGCGAGCACGAGCGGACGCTGCTGCTCGTCGGCGATGGCTGCGTAGGCGTCGCCCGTCATGCCCTGCAACTGATTCAGCATGACCTTCCACCCGGTCGAATGTCGGCCTGCTTCTCCGGTGGGGGCGCTGTCGAGCTCCATGAGCATCGCCTTGGACAGGTTCTTTTCGAGCCGTTCCAAGACGACGTTGGCGACGTTGAAGTCCGACATCTTGTCAGCTTTGAGCAGGGCGACGCCCTGTTCGGCTCCGCTCTTGACGTTGCCGCCTTCGATGACGCCGCCGCTGTTGAGTTGAAGGTCGCCGGGGCGAATGTTGGACGCCGCGTCCAACACCCAAAGCATCTTGCTCGCGTTGCCCGCCCAATCGAGCATGCGGCCGGTCAATTCGTCATGGCTGAACAGGTCGCCGCGATTGAGTTCGATGAATCCGTGCCCATAGTCCTCGCCCTCGGTCAATTCCCACGCTGTTGCGAAGAATCGGCTGACATCGTGCTCGGCCTCGTTGTAGACGTGGCCGTTCATTTCCTGCTGCATAACCCACTTCTTTGTGCGTGGGTTGTACTCGTAAAGCAGGAAGCTCTCTTCTTCTGCCGGTTCGCCCTTCTTGAACTTCTTCGGGTCGAGTTTGGTTTTGGCGAACTGTTCGTCGGTCAGCGTGCGCGGGTCGATCTTCTCGCGGACGATGTGATACAGAACGCTGCCCTCGGCATCGCGCTTCGTGACGTAGTTGTCGTTGCGGAACTTCCGAACGCGATAGTCCGGCATGAGGCATTCGAGTACGTCGCCGGTGATTGCGGCCTGCTGAATGACGGATCGCTTGCTGAGGCGAAGCGATCGCGACGGCCGGTTGCCGCGTCCAAGCAGCGGGGCAGATTCCAGCATCGCCATGATCTTGAGCGACTGGATGTAGAGCGCCGTTGCGTACTTCTGATACTGCTTCGGGTCGATCGAGAAGCGCAGTTCGGGCTTGAGGTCGAGGCTAAAGAAGGGCATTCCGCTCGGCCAGATGTTCGGCATGAGTTTGCCGACAAGATTGGTGACGCCGAGTGAGGCTTTGCTACTGCTGGGGTTTGTAACCAATTCGCCTGGCTGCGTGCCGGGCCAAGGCAGGATGTAGGACTTGCCGCAAATGGTGGCGAATTCGCGGGCGTTGTCGAGGATCGGTTGGCGACGCTGGTCGTCTTTTGCCCACCGGTCCGCGATTGTCTTTGGCATGGTCAATAGACGCCGTTGCTCGCGCCGCCCGGGATCTGCAACCCTGTGCCGTTCTGCAAGCCGGCAAGTGCCGGCGCGATGACGAGAGAGTCGCGGCTGACGCGCTTCTTTGACCGAAGCGCAGCGTCGAGTTCGTCGGTGTTGACGACGGGCTTCTGTTCGGCGATGTCCGCAGCCTGCTTGACGCTGGCGGCGGCAGCGGCAGGGTCCGGCTTGTCGTTCACGCCGAACAGTCCTTCAAGCAGTTTTCCGATAAAGATTACTTGGACTCCTTTTTTATGATGGCTTCGATCTCGTCGGCGACCATTGCCTTGCCTTGATTCACAAGCGAACCGTTGGGGTCAGCCAGTGCCTCCGACGTGAACTTCACGACGGGATAGCGACGGCGCAGGTATTCCACGAACTCGACAGCATTCGGTGGCAAAGACGGGGTGGAAATCGTCGATGATGTGCTCTTTGGACGCAAGTGGCTTGAGGTGCGCATAGAGGTCCCACGCGTGATAGATGGCGGGAACATTGACCCCGCTTTCTCTGAGGTATTCAGACACTCGCTGCACGCAGTCGCCCACGCGGGCGGACTTGATGCCAAACAGGTAACGGAGAAGGCTCGGCACGAATCGACGCGGGCCGATTCCGAGCTTCCATTCGCGCGGATTGACGGCGTGCGGAACCTTGATTTCGAGGACGGTTTGCAGGCCCGGATACCGCATCCAAACGCCCGTCAAAGGACGGACGCGCTCGCCTCCTTGCACCGAATCGAACACCCCGCGGGCATCGCCAACCATGACGTGCCCGAAGTGGCTCCGGCTGAGCCGGCGCGTGATGCAGTCTCGCAAGTGCCACGGATGCCCGATGGCGAAGAAGACGTAGATCGGTGTCATTTGAACGATCGTTCACCCCCCTTCGTGAACCGTCAGTTCGTATCGCGGACGTATCGGGGACGTAGCGCCGACGTTGGACACATATAAATAGATTCGACTAGGAGAAGAAGTACCTTGACGACAACACCTGCTGCAAGTCGAAGTCCCCACGGGTGGGCGGTTCGGGAATTGCTAGGTCTGGATAGAGCGATCGCCACCGATCGACGGCCAGCCCGAGCGGGCCGGGACCATCGTGCAGGGCGACGAACTGCTGCTTGGTCAATTCTGCCAGCCGTCGCCCGTGCTGCGCGTGGGTCTTGTACCCGTCGTGTACGCCCGCAAACGCAATTCCCGCCCGGCTGCACGCTCGCGCCGTCATAAGCAAGTGCGTCGCATCGACCGAGTGGATGAAGTTGGGAGGACAGGCCGACGCTTGCTTTGCCGGACGCACCGGAAGACTGCTGTTGTCCGTCGCCACCGTGATCGATCCGTAGGCCGTATTGATCTTCATGGCCTTGTCTTTGCGGTACGACTGCACAACCGGAAATCCGAGCGTGGTGTTCCACGTCACCGGATGGCCGCGGTCCGCGATCATCCGTGCCACGTCGCTGATGTAATCCATATACGCAACGGCTCCTGCGAACAGGTCGCCGATCGCCGCCAGCGTCGTCTTTGAAAGCAACTTCGTGGCCTCGAACCACTCCTTGCCCTCGAATCCCATTTCGGCGATCGCGTCGCCGACCTGCTCGCGGGCGCCGATCTCGGTGACTCCGTACACCGTCGTCATGGCGTTGGTCTTCACAAGGTCGCCGTCGACGTGCGGCGCGATGCGAAGCGCCATTTCGGTTCCGTCTGCCACGAGCAACGCTTTGACGCGTTCTCCGACGAGCTTGTACGGCACGGCCGGCGTGTCTGAATCGATCAGGTTCGCCAGCCTCGCACAGTCTGTATCACGCGACAGGGCGGCGTAGTGCTGCATCCCGTTGAACGTGCCGTCGATGCCGAACATGAGGTGGGCAGCCTTTGCCGGATCCCTGAGCGCCCTGCACGCGGCAAGGAATTGCAGCGGCTTCTTTGCCCCCATCCACCAGCGGTTCTGTAGTGGATCGTGGGCCGACGTCACGATCGAGTTGAGGTTGTCGTAAGTCCACTGGATTCGATCGGCGAACGGAAGCTTGTCGAGCCCGCCGTGCTTCCACATGTTCGCGGCGTGAATCGCGACGTTGTTCATCCCCTCCTTGTCGCAAGGGACTGCCTCGGAAAACTCGAGCATCCCCCGCGGCAGGTCGTCCCCGTGGTGGTTGAGGTACATCGGAATCGGGTAGGAGCGATCGCGGAAGTCGCAATCGTGGGGGAAGTACAGGGCGGGCCAGTGCTTAGTCTTGGTCGCCATGCCGACCGTCGCCTGAAACAGGCACCGCTCGCTGAATAAGTACACGTTCTTTTGGTGCAAGATCGCGGCTTCTTTTTTGCGAGCCTTGATCTCTTCTTCGGTCGCCGTCTCGGGAAACCTTGGCCCGATTTCCCAGTCGTCTCGGCGCGGGATATTCAGGACTCCGCCGCCTTCGTCAAACAGAGCCTGGACAACCTCCATGCCTTCGCGATCAACTCGCATGGCAGTCTGCCCGAGCGTCGCGTGACACTCGTAGAACGAATCCATATTGGCTTCATTGGCCTTGAGTGCGTCGCGCTGCTCTCGCGTGGACTTCTTGATGATGCTCTTGCGAAGTTCGATGTAGCCGCCGCGATTGTCCTTCCACTGGAACGGCGGTACCGTCATGGGCGGATAGATCGGACGCAGCGTTTCCATCATCTTGTGGTCATGGCTGATGGCCCGCAGCACGTCGTCGTCGAGTTTGACGACCTTCTGCTGCGTCGCTCCGGTCCGATTGACGGTGTGACGGAATGCGAATCGAAACTCACCTGACTCGTAGCCGGCGGCGGACGCATTGTTGACGACGTACCAAATGAGTTTCGAGCCGACGTGGGCGAGCGTGTCGTCATCGAAGAAGGTTTCCGGGTCATTCAACTTGGCGAACCACTGCACCTTTTTCGACGTGAGCTTGTATCGCTTCTGGACGCGGTACAGCATCTTGAGAAGTTCGTCGTTCTTCTCGTTCTTCCAAATCTGCGTCTGAGCTTCGGCGATGACGGCACGGCCGACCGTGCGGGCGGCGTGAACCAGTTTGACGCCGTTCGGCTCGACGATGCAGCATCCGAGCAATTGGCTCATGGCGATCGTCGCGAGTTTCTTGGCGTTGACCGCCAGAATCGCGGGAGCAAACTTGGTGTAGCCCTGTCCGGCGTCTTCGCCACGCTTGAGTGCCTTTTGCAGTCGGCGAATATCCAGCGTCAAAGGCTCGAACCAGTGCCGCATCCAGCGCTGCGCCGGGGCGAGCGATGCCGCCTCGCCACGCTTCTCCGACTTGCGGCGTTCGCGCTGGTATCGCTTGCGACCCTCTTCAACGGCGTCGCGCTCAAGCTCGATCTGCGACCCGAACTTAGTTCCGCCCAGTAATGGGCTGCTGCTGATTGACATTTTCTTCTCCGGCTTCCTGCCAAAGTTTCTCGATCAACAAAAGAACATGCGGCAGAAGGACTCGTCCCTGATTGCCGATTCGACGAACCGGTACGCCGTTATTGCGGCAATACTCGGCGATGGACCTGCCGGGGTTCCTTCCTCCACGAAGCCCGATCAGTGCCGCGGCATCGGTGAGACTAAGGACGTACGGCGCTGGCCTTCCGTCAGGAAGATGCACCGCCCCCTGGATCTGATAGATGTGGTTGTTCATTTCCCCTCCAGCACGCGGATCGCGGATTCGAGGTCGGAGGGTGGGCCATCGCGAGATTCACAAAGAACGATGTAGCACGGGTGCAGCGATTCCTTTGACGAGTCGCGCCACCACTTCTGAATCGCCTTCGGCAAGAGGGCGGCGAGAAGGTGGGCGTTGGCGGTAGCGGGGCTGGGGTCAACCGAAAACCAGTTGATAGACAGCCAAGTCCAGTGGCCTTCGTGGAATTGCAGAGACATGGATTGGTCGTCCGATCGCGGCCTCCACTCCGGCCACTTCGCGAACAGAGCCTCGGCGCGTTCATCGAGGCTACTCGCCCCACTCTTCGGCGACGGCGTGCCGGATTCCGTCTGCGCGACCGGCTTTGTAGCCACGGCGGTATGTTCCGCTTCGGTCGAAGTAGTAGCCGAGGAAAAAGAAACACGCGGCGACGAAACCGCCGACGAGGTATTCGAGCATTGACTCTCCTTTGCGATGCGGTGGCCTGCGAGCATTCCAGCACGAACAGAATCCCAGCGCATTTGCGACGCCTCGGTATAAAACTCTGAGTGCCGAAGTTTGTTTGATGCCGCCGGTGCCAGCACTGACATGATTTGTTGCTCCGTCGGCTCCCAATCGTCAGCGTTTCCGCCTTCGGATTGCAATGACAATGTCGCTGATCCAGCCTGCGCCGAAGAGGACACAGAACGGTCCAAGGGTGCAGGCGAGTTCGATCCACATCCCTCCCTCTCCTTCTCGCGGAGTTCCGCGACTTCTTGAATGCGCTTGTCGATGATGGCGATGAGCCGATCGGCGATAACGTCGGTGGGCTGGTATTCGTCTTGGTACATGGCCTTCGCCAATTCTCTCGCCGTCGTCATGGGGTGTCCTTTGTGACAACTAACTCAGGATCAATCTCTTGGTGCATGGAATCTGCAAACCGCTTTAGTCCGAGACGAGCAATCATCGCTTGGAGCAGGCGTTCGATGTTGGCCTGGTCAGACCGCGCAGCGGCGTACGCGGCCTTGTACTCGTCCTGCACACGATCCACGAGCCGCAAGAACATGTCGCGATCTCCAATGGCGGCGGCAACGATCAAGATTTCTTTGCCGGCGCAAACCATTTGGTCTAACTCGGCGTCTATCACGGCGGAAGTCGTCCGCATCTCGCTTGGTGTACTCAATGCTTCCCCTCCTTCCCGACTGCGGCGAGGGCTGCTTTCTTCGTGGAGTAGCAGCACGACGGATGCAGCCATATGACACGCTGAACAGGGCGGAATCGAATCTCGTTCTTCGATACCGATTGAACCTCTGCCCAATCAGCGGGCGGGTCTTCCGGCAGTCCGCCGACGAACCAGACGCGACCGCCTACGCCGATGGGAAATCCGTCGCCAGTTCTCGGAAGCGTGCCGATCATTTCCCTCCCCTCACCCTTCATGTGCTGCTCCCTTCTCACCTGCATGTGCGTCCTTTGCGTGGAGGGCGGCTGCAAGGGTGGAGTACAAACTGTGCGCGGTGGCTTCTCCGATTCC